GTTTTTATTGGTATCATACCACTTCATCAGTAAAGACTCTGCATCATCCTCCTCAATTAAGAGTTCCATCGGATTCTCATACAGTCCCGTACCTTTACATAGTATGTGTTAATTCATTGTTCCAGTGTGATCCTTCACTGGTAGGGAACCTTAGTGTTGATCTCCCCATCCACGCGACAGCGCCCTGTTTTGCAGGTTGCGACTTACGCTTTGGTTTCGGGTACTCATCACACACCATTCTCCTAATCATGCCATCATCGTAGCTAGCCCCTGCGGACCCCCTAGACATGCATTCTCCCACCCTCTTTCCATTGTCTTATGGCAATAAAGAGTGAATAGAACGTACCATAACTGGTAAACTCAAGTTCTTATTCTCATAGGCGAGGTCAGAATCAGACATAGGCTCGTAATCGAAAGCACATTTACGTGCACGAGACCATACATCGACGTTATGACGTAATGCCTTACGGGTAGACTTCTCTTGATCGAGACTGTCAATTACTTCACGAAGCCCCTCGAGGCTCTCTGTTTTTTGAAGTAGGTTACAAACCAAAACCCTGTAAGCTCTATTGTACTCATCTTCTAGAAGAGTTTTAACACCGTTTAAGGTGACTGTTCTAAAAGGAGTCTCAACGAGGTTCAATTCTCTTTGAATCAAATTGTGCATACACCATTCTGCCATCGCTGGCACCCTCACTGGCTGGTACAGTTTTCGACCCTTCTCTTTCGAGTAGTATCTTGACTTTATCACTGTGGCGCAACGGCGATCCAACTCCCCAATTTCTTGGGGGTTGTCCATTGGCAGTCCCACTCCACCCAACCATTCAGGTATGAACCATGGTAAACCAGGACAACTCTTTAGAGTGTCCATATTATGGTAAATAAACCTCTTCTTCACGACAGGCCACATCTCCGGTGGGCAGGATCTTTTTAGTTCCCTGCTTGTATTTCCCAGATTGTGAATCTCGACTTTACCTATTACGGTAGCACCGCAGATAAGCCTATAACGCTTTCGACCACACATAAGTCCAAGATTGATATATTTTTGTTCAATCCAGCCTAGAGCTCCCTTCCATTCATAGAGGGTAGAGTTAATAGTGCAAAAGGCACGTGAAAAATAAGTTTTTCCTACAGAGGAACTTAGTCCTGCCGTCATCGTGCAAACCTCCCAGGTCGGTCGTAGACGCCCTTGTGATCCTTTAAGGACACAATCATCACCGTTAATCTTAACGGGGGCAATCTTACCGCAGTGGGGGAATGGCTTGTCTCTTATCCTAAAAGATTTACCTTCGGATATCTCTAGAGAGAGACGGCATAACGCAGCATTCGCTATACAGAGAAATGGAAAAGATATGATCGAACCCATTAACTGACCTTCTTTTTGGTCAAGTTTCTCACCGTTATGCACAAATACATGTTTAGTGAGGGCCCTCATAAAGAGGACCTTAAGGTTAGAAAGAAAGTTCTTCGGGAGCTCATTTAAGAACTCACGTGGAATACACTCTCCTATCTCGATAAACAACTGATCACAGATGGTTTCAGACACCCATGAATGCAATTTATTCGTCGACGAAACATAATCGCCAGAAACAACTTCTTCGTGTTCCAACAATTCTCCTATGGTGATATTGATATCTTCTTCTTGAACATAACGTCCAATTAGATCGAATACACGATTCTTCTTCAAAACACCCCAAAGCCACTTTTGAAACGGCTTCAGCACTGTATAAGTCATGGGTGGACCCTTAGAGATTACTCTTACCTTTAACGGTTCGACTAGCCCAACCACCTCCACTTCTGGAGATTCGGTCATGGCATTCTCAAAGAGATCAATGTATTGATCCTTCCACACTTGCTTAAGTTCCTCATCATCAATGATGTTGACAACTCCATCGACAGGTTGGTCATAACCCATCTGTTGAAATTGTGCTATCCACTCTTGTTCTCTCGCGCCAGCCTCGCCATATTTGGCACTGACGGGTTCCCCAAACTCGACGTTTGTGACTCCTGTATTAAGGAGATCGGGATTCTTCCCGAGGATACCGGCATCATAAAGATACCCGATTGAACCACCATCCTCTCTTGATCGCATATAATTAGCGGATCCAGAAGGGACAAATGGCGCGAAGATTTCTTCATCAAAACAAGTTTTTTCAAACAGTTCTGACGTAGACCTTCGGAGAGTTTCCTCAATCAAAGCCCTATCGCACTTAAACTTAACCAAATACCCCCTTGCGGTGGCATGGTCAGGTAGCTCTACCCAGGTAGAGGGTGCTTCGGCAGGTGTGCTCGTTAACTCCACAACAGTGGAATCACAGGAATCCTTAACCATCTGGTCAGGAACATCCGGCATCACCTTCTTTAATTGGAGGCTGGTATTCACCAGTGTCCAAAACCCTGTCTTCTTGGTCGACCTATTGACGGTCGTTAGCAGCTCATTTCTCCAAGTGGAGTTGAGGCCATTAAACCAACGATGACAGTACCCCCCGATTAATACATCGGGATCTTGCAGAAACCTTAATCCAGTTCTGCTTAGATTTTTAG